GCTCAAGCCTCTGCTCAAGCAGCTCTTCAAGAAATGGACCTTCCAGCTCGAACAAGGCGATTCTGGATATCTCCACTTCCAGGGCCGCGGATCTTTGTACAAAAAAAGGCGTTTACCGGAACTCAAGCCCATGTTGACGAAGCTTGGTCTAAGTGCCATGCATCTTTCCGTGACATCAGACAACGCACTCGGCGATGCCTTCTACTGTATGAAGTTGGATACCCGCGTGGAGGGCCCATGGTCCGACAATGACCCCGAGCCACCTTACATCCCACGCCAGTATCGGGACATTACTTTGTACCCCTGGCAGCAGGCCCTGATCGATAAGTCGAGTGTCTTCGATCCCCGTACGGTGCACTTCATCTACGACCCGGAAGGATGTAGGGGCAAGTCGACCGTGGCTTCCATCTGTTGCCTTCTTCACAAGGGATTACGAGTCCCTGCTGTCAACGACCATGAGAAGTTACTCGCAACGGTTTGCGATATTCTTATGGCTAAGGAGGAGCGACAGCCCGGACCCATATTCATCGACCTTCCTCGTTTCATGGAGAAGTCGAAGTTACATGGTATCTTCACTGCGATCGAGGAGATTAAGAATGGCCATGCTTATGATCTCCGTTACAATTACAAGGAGTGGTGGTTCGATTCACCCCCAGTGTGGGTGTTCAGTAACGTGCCACCGCCCATGCATGCATTGTCACATGACCGTTGGCGTTTCCATCAGATCGACTGTGAGCTCGGTCTGACCTACCTCGACCCCCAGAGCTTCGAGGT